GGCGCTACTGATCATTAGAAGAAAGATGTATTGTATAAATCCGTACCCAGCCCAGGGTCCAGAATCTTCTTGTAAAGAAAGCCGGTAGTGTGGTTGGTGCTTCTACTAAAGAAGCTACGGCTGAACCCACCCTGCGCGTACCAGACGAGGAACGACCACAGAATCTCACACTCGGAGACAGAGAGATTGTAGTGGAAGGCGTTGACGCGCACCATGTGGTAAGCCTCGTCGTTGTTGCGGATCAAGTGTAACCAGTCGGCGACTGCGGTTGCGTACTCGTCCGCCTGCTGTTTATTCGTATATATGCGGCAGGCGGCTTTGTTGGCAAGACGCGGTAGATCGATTGTGAGCGTATCACCGACGAGGTATCCCACAAACGTGCCAGTCACGCCCTCTTCAACTTTCAACTCTTTCAGGGTGTGGATCTTCGTAACTTGCTGGGACCGGATGAAGCCGTCATCGCCTTTGAAGCCTGCCACGAAAGGTGTGGCCACGTTATAGGCGCTACCGACTCTGGCCATGTTGTCGATGGTGTTATTCAGGTAAGTCATGGCGGTCCCGCTCTGGAATGCGTCTAGGGTCCAGAGAGAGTAGTCGAGCCCACGAGCAGCCCAAGCTCGTAAAGTGCTGAAAAGTATATCGATCACGTGCTCAGGTGTGCCGATGATGCGGAACAGGCGTTTGACGAGCTCGTGGACAGCGGCGGTTTTTGTGGTGTCTTGCTCGCTGATATCTGTGCATACGGTCTGATACCTTCCGGCGGGAAGCGACTTGATGTCGGCATCAAGTCGCTTCTTGAAATCTTCTGTGCTCGTGCCATTTGGGAGATGGACCCCCGGCCGAAGGCACCTAATGATTTCGAGTTCAAGGCAACGGACATAAGCCATGCAAATATGGTTGATCGTCTTCGGTGAGGCTGATATAGGTTGTCCGCCCTTGAATTTGTATCTGCCAGAATCGGTGAAGCTGCCTTGTAACCATGTCTCAGTTTTAAGCCCTGCCTTGTCCTGCTGCTTATTAAAGCAGGATATGGTGCTGGTCGCAAAAGCGGTCGAGCCGTACAAGCCTTCCTCTTGTCGGGATGGATTCTTCTTAGCGACTATGTTTTGACACGCTTCGGCCTCTGCGACCGCCAGCATTTCGGGGGTGATCT